TGTATCTCAAATCATCAGCTATGTCGTAAAGAACCGCTTCGGTTTTGTTATCACCAAGTCGTAGACCTCGTCCAATAGACTGGAGATTTCGAACTCTTGATTTGGATGGAGATGCGAATATAATATTATGGAGATTCCTAATATTAATTCCAGTACTAAAGGTACCATAACTAGCCACAATAATAGCGTCATTTTCATCTTCCGTTATACGTCTAACTTCTTCTCTTGTTTCTGTATCTGTTTTACCATATACAAAAAAGACTTTTCTGTCTCCAATATTTTTAGTATTAGATATCATATCATACAGAATTTTGCCATGTTTGTCAACATATTGATATAATATAAGAGTGTTACCTGTCAAAGATACCGAAAGATTTTTGATAAACTTATTTCTGTTTTCATTCAGAATTAGATATTCAATTTCTTCCTGATAGGTTTTGCCTTTCATTAGCTGGCAAATTTCTTCATCATGTTTTAGTACCAAACACTTGATAATAAAATCAGCAATTTGTTTATTGTCCATCAGTTCTTTGGTCGTTGTTACTTTCTCTACAGTACCAAACAAGCCTTCAAGCACCAGTTTATGCGTCTTAGTACCATCAAGTGTACCAGTTAAACCAATTCTATATTTCGCATTCACACATTTAGTCATAATAGAAACTAATGATTGTGCTTTAAATAGATGTGCTTCGTCACCTAATATAAAATCAAACTGTTCAAAATATTCATTTGGCTGTGTGTAGAGAGATTGCCATGTAGAAACAGTTAGAGGTAAATCTGTATGTTTATCTTTACCTTGATATATTCTGTGTACATTATCTTCCACTTTCCAACCGTTTGCTGTTGAATAGTCTGCAAAGTCTGAGTATAATTGTTCCACCAAAGATGTTGTTGGTACAATGATAAGACCTTTTTTACATTTGTACTCTAATATTTGTCGTATCAACAAATAGATAATTAGAGATTTGCCTGATGAGGTTGGAGATAACAACAATGCACGTTTGTTTCTCATCGAGTGAATGTATGCACTCTTTTGGTAATCTCTTACACCAATGGATTGACCTCTTGATTGTAGATCAAGTTCTGTGATAAACTTATCAGCATGATAAACCGGATAATCATCTGTTAAGTCTGGTCGTGGATCACCATACTCTAGGGAGTAATCACGTTCTTTACAGAATGCTTCAATATAAGAAACTAAGCCGTGATACAGTTCAAATGTACGGAGGTCAAAAAGTCTTATCTTTCCATCCCAGATTCTATTTCTAAATGCTGGTGTAAACTGGTGACCTGGTACAAAGAATGTGAAGTAGTCTGATAACTCTTGTGCTATTCCACGTTCACATTTAATTTTAACGTATGCTTCGTTTCTTTTTGTTACAATTATTTTAGTTTCCACCGATGAATCTTTCCCATGAAATATAATCTTTCAATTGGAAAGTTCTGCTTTTCAGTTCTTGTAAAATAGATTCACATACAGCAATTGCTTCGTCATGGTACATTTTCTTTTCTAATAAACGAACTAATTCGGTATCAGATTCCATGTAGCGTTCAATTCCTTGTTTTGTTTTTACATTCAAGCGAAAAGGTTCCCAACCATATTCTTCAAGTTCTTCTTGTGAAAGAGAACCATTATAATATTCTTCTTTGATTTTACGCAGACGAGCATATTCAAAATTGATACGCTTCATTGCAAGGCGATGGTTAACAAGAATTTTTAAATACTTGTTATGTAGTGTAGGTATTTTTAATAATTCTTTACCTGGTTCTGTCGAATCGATAATAGAATCTTCATCCCATGCTTTTAATATTTCTTCAAGTTTACTCATAATAACTCCATTATAAAACTATATTATATCACACTTGTTCTAATTCAAACCAATCATAACGGAAAGATACCGTTGCGGTAATATGTTCTTCTGCTGACAGTGTGGTGTCAAATTCTAAATCGGACAAAGAAAGCGGAAATAAATCCATTAACTTCACACGTAATTTTGGATTGTTTTGATTAGACATAATGGTAAGTACCGCTTGTTTCTTTCCTGATTTTCTTTTTGCATAACTTGCTTCAACAGAGGAAAGGTCTTTCATCCAATTATATATTGTTGTCCATGCCGACAAATCTTCATTCACTAAAAACGTAACATCGAATGTGTTATATGTAATTTTTGTTCCTGAATGGAATAAATCTAGATTCGGTGTTTCTTGTATAGCCTGTCCCAAAGATACACCTGGAAGGTTTGCTTTCTGACAAAAGTAAATCATATCTGGAACTTCTGGGAAGGTCAGTACATACTTTGTCGGTTGTAAAAAATTGGTATTTTCTGGTTTCATATTTGTCTCCTACTTACTATTTAGGAATAAAAAAAGAGGAGCATTTCTGCTCCTCTTTTAAAGTACCACTCTTAGTGGTGGTTTCTTTACCTAAACTTACATTAGGTTCGCTACACGGAAAATACGGTAGTATGTGTTGCGCTTAGAATACAACTGACCCAAATCAGCATCAGTACCGCCAGCAAATGGGTTTGCAACCATGCCGTAACGAGTCTTGAAGCCAATCTTAGGTTGGAATGTAAACTGGTCAACTGCACGAACCATTTGTAGCGGAACGTATGGGCAGTAGAACAAACCAGCGTCATAAGGTGAAGAACCTTTGTAGCCGATTGTTACCAATTCTTGGTTAGATGTGTAACCGCCGAAGTATGGGTCGATATAAACCTTGATACGGCCGTGCAACAAACCAGCGAATGTGTTACCAGTGTCATCAACTTGCAAGTCAGCAGACAATGCAGGAGTGTACTGTAGAACACCAGCCATAGCCATAGCGGAAGCAACGTCAGATGATACGATCATCACGTTACCTTTACCTCTACGAGTTTCTTTGGCAATAACGTTAGCGTCACGCTCAACTTGGAAAATCAAGCCTTTGAAACGCTCAACTGACCAACGGCCGTTAGAGTCTGTGTCAAGGTCGAATGTACCAGCAGTTGTTGTACCATACTGAGCACCGTTCTTAGCAACAGCGTAAATTGTACGGATAACTTCACGGTTGATTTCAGCAAGAATCTCTGTAGAAAGAATGTTAGACAATTCTGTCTCAGCGTCAAGACCGTGAATTGCTTTCAAGTCTTGTGCTAGTTCTAGAGAGTACTCAGCTTTCAATGCACGGCTTTGAGCAGTAACAGTAACCTTCTCGATAGAGAAAGCCATTTGACCGAAAGCTGTGTTTGAATCAGAACCTAGGTATTCAGCAGTAGCCGTTGGCATGCCGATACCAGTTGTGAATGTGTTAGCTGTAGTGAAACCGTTACCAACTGGGTTAGTTAGTGTGTCACCTGTTGTATTGTTAGCAAAACCGAAACGGTTTGTGTCTGAACCAATACCAGAGAACTTAGTGTTAGCTTCGTTGTAGAATGCTTCTACGCCTGATGCTTTGTTGTTCTCACCGTACTTGGCACGCATTGCGAAAATCAAACCTGTTGGACCTGTCATTGGCTGAACGCCAGCAACATCATAAGCAATCAGGTTAGGTAGCGCACGGCGAACCAAAGAGATCAAGATTGGGTCAAAGTTTTGGATGCCAGAACCAGTAGCCATAGATGGGCCGCCAGCAGTAGCTTCGTTCAACATACCCATTTGAGCACGGTCAGATGCCATAGCTTGAGATTGGTTCTCAAGAACCATGGCTGTAACAGCCTTCTTGTATGGATCCTTAATAGCTTCTAGTTCTGGGTGCTCCAGAACTGGTTGCCATTTTTGTTTTAGTTCTTCAGATAAAAACATTTAATAACTCCTTGATTTAAATTTAAATGTGGTATATTTATTTTACCACAGATTTTGAGATTGAATTAACAACGGCGTTAATCAGAGGATCACCGGAAACTTGTTTCGCTGGTTTATCTTCTGGTACTTCAACGCCTTCTTCTAGAACAGATTTTTCGGCTGCCTTAGCTTTAACACCAGCGGATGCATATGCTTCTTTTAGTGTGCTAATTTTTTCAGCGAATTCTTCCTCGGTTGTGAACTCAACACTCTCTGCGAGTGATTTAAGTTTTTCTACCTGAGTCTGTGTTAGGCCTTCGCAAACTGCTTGCATTGCCTGAATTCTCTTATGTTCATTGATTTCTTTTTTGAACTCAATAGAACGAGAAATTTCTTCGTTCAATTTGGCTTCTAGTTCTTCAACTTTGTCTGCCATTTCTTGAACAACATCAACTTTTTCTTCTGGAATGTCGATGTAGTGTTCTGCGAATAGATTACGTAGACCGCCGATGAAGTCTTCTACGATTTCAGCACGTAGACCAGACTCGATAGCGAGTTCGTTTTCTTTCATCCATTCTTCTACCATGTAGTTTAGGTATTCGTCAATCTTAGTTGCGAAGTCTTCTTTGAGTTCTTCCACTGCAACTTCGAATTGTTCGTGAAGTTGTGCTTCTACTTCTTCTGCAATCTCTTCTACACGTGACATAACTGCCGCTTCGAAAATTGTAGTAGCTTTAGAAACAAATTCTTCTGACAAGTCTTGACCTTGAAGCAATGCATCGATGTCTTCTTTTAGGTCTTTCTTAGCCATCATTTTCTTCATCATGGCTTTGTCTTTCTTTTCGTCTTCGTGACCTTCGTCATCTTCTTTTTCTTTTGCCTCAGCAACAACTTCGCCTTCTAATTCTTCATCTTCATTCTTTTGACCGTAAGATTGGAATGTAGCGCCTTTGTTCTTTTCCATTTTCTGAGTACCAGGTTTGCCTTCAGGTGCTTCAACAGAACCTTGTTCAGCAGGTTGGCCTGACACCTTTTTCATTGGCTCAGAACCAACTGGTGGTGTAGCACCTGGAGGTGTAGCTGTTGCAACACCTTTAGTAGCATCTGGACCTGCGTCAGTTGTCTTGGTAACATTAGTACCAATTTCACCAACTTCTTTTTGTCCTGCAACTACGGAAACAGGTAGTCTTGAAGGACCATCTGTACGTTTTGACATAGCACCGGAAACACTCTTGCTCAAAATGTCAGCGGCAGCTTCTGATAAATTAAATTTCTTAACCATTTAAAACTCTCCTTGGTTTTTTTGTATGTGGATATTTATAATATTATAATTTTCTAAGGAAGGATTCGAAAATTTGTAAACTTACTTGTTCAATATCTTTACGTGAAGCCTTACGAACTTGTTGTATTGCTTCTTCAAGATGAACTTCAGTCCACTTACCATCTACTAACATCCATTCTTTGCCTTCCATAATTCCCTGTACAAATGCACCAGGTGCAGAAGGATCGGCCACAATATCTGCCGCTGTGGCGAGATAGAAATCGGGTTGCACAACGTTCACACCGTTGACCATTTTTAAAGAACCCATACCACGGGAAGACACACCTAATTGTGCGCCACCTTCGATAAGACTTCTTGCAATGTTACCCATGGGTGTATCAAGAATCTTTGCTTTACCAATCCATTGGTTGCCGTCTTCACGGAGACCAGTAATCATGTGAGACACACGATCTAAATTGATTGATGGTGAATCTGGATGACCTAATTCACCAAAAGCACGATGCTTATTGATATAATCTTCTGTATAACGGTGTACTTCTTTTCTCAGAGTATTGAACTCATAGATACGTCCGTTTTTGTTTTTCTTTTCGGCAACAAGGAATGGACCTTCAATATGAAGAACCTTTTTACCATCAGCCTCTTCTGTCAGATAACTGACCGTTTCGGTAATTTCTTTGATAAGTTTCATTTTATTCCCATTGCCTTTCGTTTTCTTAACGATATTCTTCTTTTACGTAAGATAATATTTTTCTTACTTCTAAGTTTAACCTTTGCTCTACGTGCCCCCATCTTACGATTTCGGCGCTCTTGTGGTGACATTCTTACAACACGTCCACCACGAATAGTGTAACCTTTTACTGTAGAGAATTTCTTTCTTCTCTGCACTTTGCCAGCACGTATACGTACACGCACCAACTTTGTTCTACCCATTTTCTGAATATTGGCTTCTGTTAAACCTAATTTTTCAGATTCTTCTTTAACTATTCGTTGTTTAATTAATTCTAATTTTTCTTCGAATAGTTCCCTAATTCTTTTGTCTATTAACTCTCTGGCTTCCGTCAGGTTGCCAGAAAGAAAACAATTAACAAGTGACATTATGGTCTCAAACCATAATTTGGACCGTAGTTGAATGCCGCAGGATCATTAAATTGACCACGTTGATAGTGTGCATTGTCTTTACGTAGTTCTAAGATAATTGTGTAGCTATCTCCGTTCACCATACCACGTGTAGTGATACCGATGTTACCGTTTGAACCTGCCGCACCTGCTGTTGGGTTTGGAATTGTAATCCAGTTGCCTGCGCCATCATACTCACCGTTACCGTTTAAGAAGAACGCTGTGTTTGATGCAGATGCTGTCCAATATAATTCTACATCAGCATTTGCAGTTGCAGAGCAATCATACCACAAACGATTGATGGCTAAACCATAATATGTTAATGTAGTATTTGCAGAACCACCTTGTGTGTTAGCTACAAGGAAACCATTTGTTGCTAAAGCACCTGAGAGTGTGTTGGCAACAATACGTGCTGTGTTCGTTTCTTGTCCAGTGCCATCAAACTTACCTGTCAGTTTAATAACAGCATGTTGTGTGTCGTCTTTTAATACGTTAATTCCATATACGTTTGCCATTTTTATTCCTTAGAAAACTTAGCGATAGTTTGAAAATGTTTTGCAGAAGCCTCAAGCATATCTAACATTTTTGCTTTGTTCGCTTCGTTGATTTTTTTATATAAATCCATCATATGTTTTGCCATTTGTGGAGTTACTTCAGAAGTAGAACCATCAAGGTGTTCTACCACAATATTTTGTTTGCTTTCGTTAACTTGCTTGACTTTATCAAACACAGTTTCTTCACTAGCGGAAGACCACGCCATATCCTCATATGGAACGGTAACATACTTGTTAATTTTATCCACATAATAAAGAGCGACACGTTGACCATTTGGAAACTGTCGAACAGATTTTCTACGCATAATCAACACTGCTGGTGGGTCAAGTTCTCTGGATAGTGACGTTTTACCTTCCATCATTGGATTAGAAGTTGCCACCAATGCACAGTTATCTTTTAACTTTGATAGAACTGGATCATGTGCATTGATCTCTTGACCAGCCGCATGTAATCTCTGTACATCATTAAACTTCTCCACAATAGGAGCAAGGTATTCTGGATGATGTGCGTGAAACATGATGTGTGCCGCATAGTCACCAAGATCAACCATACCACGTTTTTGAATGTCTAAGTGGTGGTGCAATTCTGCCGGCGAGAGTACACCATCTCCGTTTCCATCAGGAGAACCTTCTTCTATAATCTCTTTATGAAGAAAATCTTTTAGACTTTTCATTCTTCTTCTTGTTCTTGTGAATCGTATTGATTTACTAAATTTTGTGCCAATTGTTGTTTACGTTGCTCAATTGCATCAAAGATTTTATCGTTGATTTCATTGTACAAAGCATCACGCATTTTTACCGCATCATCTTGAAATGCATAATCTACTACTGTTCTAATATTATCCATTTTATTTCTCCATTAAACAAAAATTATTTATAACACTCTTTGAAGCATACGCATCGAAGGAGTGTAGTCATTATTCAAACTAAGATCACCTTTAACTGGTGCGCTATCTTGTGCTGGAGCAGGTGCTCCACCTGCATCACCACCAGCAGGTGCCGCCGCTGGTGCACCACCTGCACCATCAGGATTCATTAACTCTTGTTGACCTTGCTGTGCAATCTGCATTGGATCCATAATTAGACCGGCAGCCTTTTCGGCATCAATCTGTTTACGCATCTCTTTCATGTCATCGTCAGTTAGACGTAGAACATTACGTTGAATCCATTCCATTGAGTAGTAACGACCAACATATGGATCAACTGAGCCAAGTAGAGAAAGACGTTCACGTACCAATTCTGCTTCTGAAAGTTCGGCAAAATTATTGTCTTTTATGAAATCAAAGTAAATGTATTCTTTGAATTCATTGTATTCATCATCGGTACAAATACCTTTTAGTACACATTGTACACGGAGTGCTTGTGAGAAGATTTCAGAAAACTTCTGACG